CTACGGGCAGGCCAAACGCATGTACGCCATTAACCGCGAGAATGGCATCTTCCTATGCGAAGAACTCAACTATGACGAGTTTGATAATCTGACCGGCACGCCCACGCTGCCATTCCAGATCCCCGCGTACATCACAAACAATTTCCGTCAGTACCAAGTCGCCGGCCAGATTCTTTCGCGTCGGTATTTTTACAATACCTTTACCTCAAAACGATTCGCATCCGGTGAGGTCGACATCTTGTCCAACGCCAATGACACGCTGGTCATCACGGCCATTGCTAAGAATCCCGACAACTCGTCCGAGGTCTTCACGTTTTCGTCGGGATCTAACCAAGATTACACGGTGCGCTTCCCAATCGCAAAGCGTGGCTTTGGTCTGGATCTAAAATTTGAGTCTACCTTTGGCCGGCCAACAATCCGTGGTCTGCGCGTCAACGCTACCGTGCCAGGCCGCAATCTGGTATCTGAGCAGTAATGAATGCTGATGCTCAACAGACCGACTGGCTCGAGCACATCACCGACTTTGCCGTCAACAACGGTGGCGCCGGCTGTTTCATTAACTGGCCAAGAGAGAACGTCCGTCAGTACCTCGCATTCCACGCCGGCCAAAACACTCTTGCCTTGGTAAAAGATAAGGGTCAGATCGTTGCACTCGGCACCGCGATCCAATGCAATCCCGAGGAGATCACGGCAAAGTGGGAGTGGCGCGGCACCAATCCATTCGGCAAGATTCTGGTAATCCTCGATGTCGTAAACACCCGCAAGGGCGGGCTTACTCTACTCTTCTTAGAAATGTTCAAACGCTGGCCGGCTGGATCCGTTGAGCGTGTCGTTGCGCTCCGTCCTCACAAGGTCATCGAACTCACTCCAAAATACATTCAACTCGCAGCTTTAAAGGGATAAAAACATGGGATCTACAACTGTAAATGCAGCACCGCAACGCGACTACGCTCAGGAAACAAAGGACACGCTGGCCACACAGATCGCGTTGGCTCCAGATCTCTATGCTTCCGAGGCTAAGTATCAGCCGATGTATAACCAACTGCAGATGCAGTTGGCTCAGGAAGCTGTGCTCGGGCGCGAGTCTGGATTTAACACTCAAGCCTACGCTCAGAGTCGCCCCGATCTAGCTCGTAACTGGCAAAACTCGCTCGCTAATCCTACCGGCGCAACCGAGAAAGGCATCCTTCAGGCCGGCAGCTTCGAGAACTATGTGAAGCAGGATTGGGAAGGCAGTGGCGCTGATCCAGCATTTGCAACGGGTGGCCGATCTGGTGGTCTGATTCAGACCTACGCGGGACTCCAGCCGCAACTTTCTGCGATCAGTGCGCAGAGCAACACGGCCCAACGTGCAGCCGACATTCGAGATGTCGCCAATTTAGGAACAGCCGCTCGGGCAGCATTTGAAACGGCAAATCCTGAGCTGATTACTCAGTTAAAAGCGGCCGGCCAATTGCAAGGTTTGCAAGCGTCCCAAAATCAGGCATTAACTCGCCTCAACGCAGGACTCGCCACGGCACCTAGCCAACAGAACATCTCCGCGCAGCAGATCACCGGCCCCAACATCAACGCGCAGATGGTTGGCCGCGAGAACACCTCGTTTGGCAACATCGACACGATGAATGTCAACGCGCAGCAGATGGCATCGCCCGGATCTGTGCAGGCGCAACAATTGTCCGCTGCTCGGGTCGCCGCACCTAACAGCGTAGGCGCCGAGCGCGTGGGCGCTGAGTTGATTCAGACGCCGGCTCAAGTTCAGGCTCAAAATGTAAGCACTCAAGCCTTGCAGGCCCAACAGGTCGCCGCCCCACAACAGGTGCAGGCCGGTCTGATTCAGCCTGGCACGCTTGGCGCCTCGCTCTACGGTCAGGCACTCAACGCCGGCCCATCGAGGATCTCGTCGGCACTCGAGAGCGCCGTGCTTGGAAATCTGACCGCGGATGGAAGTCTCAGCCCCGCCGAGCAACGTCAGGCCGAGCAGCAAGTGCGGGCATCCTACGCCGCCCGCGGCATGGCAATGTCGCCACAAGCCATCAGCGCCGAGGTGCAGAATCGTCTAGTCAACCAGCGCCAACGCTCCATTGAGAACCTCGGTCTGGCCGGCCAAGTGAACCAACAGTTGCAAGCCGAGCAGGCCGCAAATCGTGGCTTTGCTGGCAACGTATTTGGCGCTGATGTCAACGTGCAGCAGCAGAACGTCGGAAACCAATTTGCCGCCGCCCAATTTAATAATCAGGCCGCACTGCAGGCCGCTCTGGCCAACCAATCTGCGGGTAATCAGATGTCGCAGCAAACCGCCGCGAATCAATTGCAAGCTCAGTTGGCTAACCAGCAAGCGGGTCTGCAGGCCGGTCAATTCAACGCCAGCACCTCGATCCAGGCTCAACAAGCCAATCAGGACGCTCTGCTTCGTGCTCAGTTGGCTAATCAACAGGCCGGCATCCAAACTGGTCAATTTAACGTACAGACTGGCCTACAGGCAGGCTTGGCAAATCAATCGGCTGAGAATCAGATGGCATTGGCTAATCAGCAGGCCGGTCTGCAAGCGGGTCAGTTTAACGTCAACACGCAGGCTCAATTGCAGGCTCAGAATCAGGATGCAGCACTTCGCGCCGCCTTGGCCAACCAGCAGAATTACATGGCCGGCCAGCAATTCAATGCGCTGAACCAGTCTCAGGTCGCCCAAGCTAATCGTGACGCCGCCCAGCAGGCCGGCCTTGCGAATCAGGCCGCGAATCTGCAGCAGCAGCAGCTCATGGCTCAGTACGGTTACCAAGGCCAGCTTGCAAATCAGCAGGCCAATCTTGGCACCGCTGAGAGCAACCGCGCATTTCAAGCTCAACAGCTCCAGAACTACTACCAAAACCTCGGCCAAGCCGGGCAACTCTACAACCAAGGTCTGGGTGCAGATCGCGCCTACGCTGCGCAGATGGTGGGTCTACAGCAGGCCACGATGTCGGATCCGTATCAGGCAATCCTCGGTCGTCCGTCCGCGGCATTCGCGCAGCAGCAAGGCGTCTCCGGTCAGGGTGCAAACCTCACCCAGATGGGTGGCCCGGCGTTGTTCAATCCAGAATCCAGCTACGCCAACAACATCTACGGTGGCAATCAGCAGGCCACGAACGCTGCGAACATCGCTACGGCTCAATCCAACGCCGCGGTTATCGGTGGTCTTGCACAAGGTCTTGGATCCGCGGCTGGCGGTTGGGCTGGCGGTGGATTCAAAACTCCATGCTGGGTCGCCCGCGAGGTCTACGGCATCAACAATCCAAAATGGAAACGCTTCCGTACCTGGCTACTCACTCGCGCTCCAAAATGGTTTCACGACTTCTACATCAAATACGGCGAGAACTTTGCTAAGTTTATCAGCGACAAACCACGCACCAAGGGTCTCATTCGTCGGTGGATGGACTCGCGCATCGCAACTCTCAAATAATTCACCATGCAAAAAGGCCCATACTTTCAACCAGTCCAATACATCAGCCCTCTGCCCGAGGGCTACATGCAGGCGTCTGCTAACATTGGGCGCTCGCTTGGTGGTGGCATTGCTTCAATTGGCCAGAGCATTGGCTCCGCGATTGAAAAATATCAGCAGAACAAAGAGGAACGCGATTTCCTTGATCAAAAATTTGAGATGTCTTCGTCTACGATTGATAAATACAAGGGCATGCCAGAATTGGCTGATGATCCAAGATTGAAAAAACTTGTAGATGGCGTCAGTAAATTTTCTGCAATGTCGAATACGCAAAAGAAAGGGTTTTTAAATAACGCAGAATTTGCCATCGCACAGGTTGATAAGGAAGTTAATCAAAAGTATCAACGCGAACAGGATCAGTTGCGTAACGATCTAGCTCGTCAGCAGGCGTTGTTTGAAGGTGCTCGCCTTGGTAATGAAGCCACAAGAGTGCAGAATGATACGGCAATGACTAATGCCAGAATTGTTGAAATGAATCAGCAATTTACGCCATCCGCATCTATTGCAACATTACCAGATGGAACACCAGTTCCAATGGTAACCACAAGCAAAGGAACCGCCCAAGTGCTTCCTCAAAAAGTGGCACCAGGCCCAGAGTCTCCTATGGGAAAACTTTTGTTTGATCTTCAACAAGCTCAAGGCCGT